CCAAAAACCAATTTCATATAATCATTCCTACTGTAGATACCCCTCAAAGGTTTGTATTTATCATACGTCTCACTTTTTGTGAAACATTTGACAGTGTGCAACCATTTGTCAGGGATCTGGTGATCGTGATTGTATTCATTATAGTAGTTAGTCAATTCTTCGTAACACTTGTTAAGTTCTTCCTTCCTACGTCCAGGGTAGGGGGCCTGAGCAAGCCATCGCTTGACGGATAGGTCTTCACCCGATTTTATTGGTTTTAAATTTCTTTTGCACCATAACCTCACAAATCTCTGAATTTCTCTTCTGACAGATCTACTGACAGTCGGAGGCCTTCTTGCGATTCTTCTGGTTAATCCTGCAACGACGGATTGAGGATCATCATCCGGGTGGGGCGGACAATAATTAACGTATTCGCAGCCAAGTGACACCATCTTGGGCCTGCTTTCCGAAAATTGCATATCTTGTTTAAGTATTTTGAAATCATTAGCGACTTCACCGAATTGATCTTTACATCTATTCATCACAGAATGAAATCTATACCCATATGCAATCCTCCGTTGCGGCGTGTTTAGAAATTTACTCTCCTTTGCAACGGAAGTGATAACATAATGCAAACTAAAGCATACGCTTTCGTGTTTGTCAACACGTTGTTTTCTAGCACATTAATATTGTCACTTAAAAGAGAGTTTGTAATGTCACAATTGCGACAATACGTGTTGAGTCTATTTTTCAGAACTGAAAATTCGCAATCGAATTCGAACAACCTGGAGGTCTTGAGAATCTTTGTCAGCATCGCGCTACTAATGGCACCTTCTATAGGGATGTCATTTCTGTATCTAAATGCATCAAAATTTTTCTCTCTGCCAGTCTTAGTAAGAAAGAAGAAAAATTTTTGAAATAAAGGTAGTGATGGCATTTCAAATTTGATATACATCGTCTTATCCACAGTTGCATCATTTTCAACGTAAACGACGTTAAACATCTCACTTTTATTCAAGTCAAAGACGTTGCCTTCGTATTTATCTTTTTGGACAACCCTCAAATCGTCTGCTCCATTCAATCGCTTGGATGAAACATACATTTTGAATGAATGCATTTCAAGAAGACCCATTTTCACCAGGGTTTTCTTGGTTGCATCATGGCTGCGAAGATCGTACATTGAGGCATAAATCAAAACCACAGCAATTTTCATTAGAATGATTAAGATTGCAGTCATCGACCATGTTATGAGTGTTACATGCCATTCGTGAAAATACACCAACTGCACGACATGAAGAAATGTATGACAAATTAGAACACACATCAATACAAAAACTCCAAATCCAGACAAACCGTACGTATCGTCAAGAACAACAACACCAGGCTTTGGTGTGTATGTTCTGATTCTTGGCGGTCCTCCAGAATTCTTCTTGTTATTTTTCTTTCGACGTTTTGTTTTAGTTCTTCGTTCGGGTGACTCAGAACCGTTGTTTTCACCACTACTGTTTTGATGAGCATCAGATGAACTTTGGGAACTACGAGTGAATTCGATTATTAAATCTCCTTCACCAGATACAGTCGGCTGGTTCATTTTTTGTTCGGGGGACAGCAATGGCGTGTTT